GGCGGAGATGCACCGCCAAGTGCATCTCCCAGGGGCCCGCGCAGGGCCCCCACCCGCTAGGACAGACCTAATAGTCTGATCCAACGGTGATAGGAGAACTTGGTTCTCTCCACCCGGGACCGAGTCCCGTCTACGCCTAGATAGGCGTAGCCCGTCCGAGCTTGATGTCGACGCGCTCGGGGCGTCCAGAACGCTCCAAGTGCTCGTCATCGACCCTTGGCACCCCGCTATTATAACGGGGAGGGACGAAGCCGAAACCACCCATTTTCGGGTGATCTCGAAGGAGACACTTGAGAAGGGCACCCTTCCCATCCAGAGAATCTGGAGGGGAGATGGCACGCACAATATAGCCCTTGACTAGAGGGCTGTGCGTATTAGGGTCAATGGTCTGGAATTCATATCCCAGAGCAGATTCCCTGCCCAACACCGGTGATGATGGAGCCACGTTCGGGAAATGTTTCAACATTTTCCCTAGGAGGTTATCCATCCACCGCGCACTGCTCCAGAGACCAGCCCAATAGAGCTGATTCCTGAGAGCAACAGCGGAGATGACACCGTCAGCATCCTGCCGCCGCGACGGGAGAACCATTCTGACCTTGACAATACTAACGTCATGGCCATCATAGTACTCTCGTCCACAACTCTCTCTGAACCTTCCGGTCCAGAAAGACTTGTTGATATTGACTTTGTACCCAAAAGTACTCAGTTCATCAACGACGGACAACACGTAATCTCTGGGAACGATCAAGTCGTCCCCAAAGACACGCACCCGCCCGGAATACTCCTTAATCAGAGCATCCCGGGAAAGCGGAGTGTTGAGCTCTCGCTGAATCCCAAGGAAAATCAACGTCGTAAAGACGATGGCCTCCATGGGAAAGCAGAGAGCTGAACCCATTGACGCGAACTTGGAAAGGCGTTGAACGCCATGACCAGGTACATCAGCCTTCCGTGAACGACACGCTTGAACTGCCTCAAGCAAATGAGGATAGTCCGAGAGCATCGCACGTACATGCTGATTCGAAACCCTATCGGATGCCTCGCTCAAATCGAGCGTGGCTAGCTCTCCGCTAAGAGAGCCAGCTTGAGCCAGAAGCCTATTAGGCTCCTGGTCATCAAATCCGACAGTACGATTGAGGAAGTCATCCTCATTGATCGCACTCAGAAGACACTGCAGGAGAGCCTGCTGCGCATATTGCATCGCAGTAGGTTCAATAGCAATGATTCTTGGGGTTTTGAGCGTCTTAGGAACTGTGATAACCCTAACGGGTACCTCAGCTCCAGGTTCGAGGATGTCAAGCTCCTCATCCAACTCGTTACGAAAACGAGAATTAGGGATGAGAAACTCTTCAACAGGAAAAACCTGCTGAAGACGAGCGGGCCAAGTCTGTTGATTCCACTTCCCATTACTGGAAAGTCGATCAGCAGTAGCGCCTGGACCGTGCTTTGGAACCATACGGTTCCAATGGACATCTCTGTCCACTTTGGCAAAAACATCGCCAAAGAGCATATCCGACATTGCCTTGAACTCCTCTAGATAGAGGGGGTCAAGGAGATCGTCGTATACCTTGACATCCTGCTCACATTCGAGGAACTCGAGCATCGCTCGCCTCTCGCGACGCGGAGTAACTACTCCACGCTGAGACACACCCTGTTGGGATGTCTCCGGAAGGGCGATCTTGCTAAACATCAGCGTTAGCTGACGGATAGCGAAGATTGCTTCGATGCAAGGATCCTCGAACAACACGCCACTACTAGGCTCGAACACACGTCTGTAAAAACCCGACAGGAATGCCGGGAGCTTACTCCGACCAGCAGCCGTTTTAAAGGCTGGACAGTCGGACGTGACGACAAAACCTTGGTCAAGCCACTTTTGGGTGGCCTTTCCGAGGTCTGCCAGGGAGATCGCAAGAAACGATAGCCCCTCGTGTTCGAACCGCCCCTTGACATAGTTTATGTCAAGGGTGGCGCTAGTGTGACATCGCACAGCCAACTCGTTGGCTGTGCAGGACCAGAGTGACGTCAGGCTTTTCACTGTCCCCTCCTTTCATTAGGAAGGTGTACAGATCCCTAGCCTACGTCTGTCACTGATAACCGAGGTTAAGCGTCACGTCGGATACAGTCCTTGGATGGCTTTTACGCCTTCCCAGAACTTCTCCAACGCTAACTGTGCCTCGGGGGTCGGAAAAACTCCCGGCCTCAATATCACAAGACATACCGCACGGTCACGCTGACCGGGCGGATGGTATGTGACATAGATATCAGTAACGTTCACTCCCTTCTCTCGCTTAAAAGCACCCATGTAGGGAGCTGGAGAGGAGGGTATCACTTACCAGGTAAGCGAGATTGATCAGCGCAACGACGATGACCAACACCTTTTTGGTGATGGTCGTACGTGGGAGCGAGTCCATCTCGCGACGTCCACCCGTCTCTCGACGGTCAGACGCCACATCCTTGTCAGCCTTTCGGCGGACAGGATTGTACTCTGGTGGCACGTGGCCTCAGCACTTGAGGTGGGAGTCCATTTAGGACTCGCCACCCAAGAGCTTGATGACCATCGCGTCCGAAGTCGCCGTCAGAAGGCCGTAAAGGCCCTTCCAAACGGCGAGAGCCTCCGCGTTCGTGTAGCCGGCGGGGGGAACGTCGATCACGATGTACGAAGACATCGAGACCTTGACGTTCTCCGCCGGCTTGAACGGATCCGCGGAGATCTTCGAAGTGTCGAGCCGCACAGTCCTGCGAGTCCGCTTCCCGTACTGATGGGAAGCGGTCAGCTGGACCAGGCCGTCGCCACTCGTGTACTCCGACTTGTCCTCCTCCACGTTGGTACGCGGAAGGGACGTCGTAGCGCCCGAGATGGTAACGGATAGCGGTTCGGTGAATGACATAGGCATCACTCCTAGGAACTAGTAGTTCCCTGTTGGCGTTGAAACGCGTACAACATGTCTACTACTAGCTACGGGTCAAACCCAAACTAGCAGTAATGGCCAGCTGCCTTGGAGTAAATTGACTCCACTGCAAGCCGAAACCATATGGTGTTGCCTGACGACGGACCTTGGTTTCAGAAACCAAAGTTATGTCGCCCGGAGTCTGGAGATACCGCGAGAGTTTCGCGGGTCCAGACCATGTGTATGTATACGATGAAACGGTATGTTCCATCATGTACCCATACACCAACACCTGACCATCGATGGCCCAATCACTCCAATTGTCAAGGACATTTGAAGTGTTGGAAAACCAATCGACGGCCCAGCTCCATGGCGCAATCGCCCAGAGAGTATCTGGGGTCAGGGTCAATCCAAGCATTTTCTTTGCCTGGATCACGTTGCGTGCGATGCTATCCCTCAGAGAATCACCCTGAGGAAGAACATACGTAAACGCTCCGCTAAACCACTGACGTCTCGTAATCTTATGACTACGATAAACGATTGCGACATCCTGAGAACCCCGCGGCAAGAAGAAGTTACTTGCCGTCGGGCCCACCAGGTAAGGCCAGAAGTTAGTTCCACGTCTGACCTCATCCACAGTGATGCTCTCAGTAACCGGAAACTCATACCGGCGGCGAACCAATTTGCCGGCATCCCTCTCGTACTGTTGCCAGATGGCATCAGCATCGATTACGGAATGCCCGATCTGTTTAAGATCGTTGACAAATGGTTTCCATCCGAACTCCACGTTGAGATACTCACTACCAACCGCCTTTCGGCGCTGGCTATGAGTCATCTCACGTAGACCTTTCAGACCTGAACCAACAAGATGGGGAATCCCATCTTTGATGGTCTCGGCGAGAAAGACGGACAAATCCGCGACGGGATTGGCAGGCCCGACTCTACTGATCGCAACCGCCCCTTGCTTATCAAGCGATGAATCGCTAGATTGAGCGTAAGGCGGGAACGAAAGCAGATCGGGACTGATAGGCCAAACAGGTCCTAGGTATTTAGCCCAGGACACTGCGTTAAATGGCCCACTGGGCGGCGTTTCATACGAAACGCTTTGTGGACTATCCGGTGTGGATAGCACATAGCGCTTTGTAGAGGAAAACGGCCCACCAAGATCGCCCTTGTTGCGGCCACTAACGTGGCTGCGCCAAGCGGGATGGTTCTCGGACACAGTAACCTGTGTCCCAGAAAGGTAGGGTTTCAGGTTCGTAGCGGCATCGTCGACAAAATCGGAATCAATCCGATGGCCAACGGTGTCGCTGTTGAAACCTGACTGGAACTTGGTCTTTGATAGACCTGTCCAGGGCAAGGCCCTCTTACGAGTGCCCAACTAACCTCCTTTCACTCCGGTAAAGCTGAATGGTCCCCAGGTGTTAATTCACCTGGTACCTAACCCAACAACACAGGTTAGGCGATCGCTAAATGCACATGTGCGGGCGCCGAGGCGCCCCGCAACGTGAGCACTTAGTGGGATCCTTGAGGTTGTTGATTACCTCAATGGTACGGCGGTCGGACATAATCCGCACCACCGCATCGGGATTGTGTGTGAAAAGCAAAGCTCTCACACGGTTCACGAATCGCTGGGTTTCCCCAGAGGTGATGTCATCCATCTTGGATGACTCCTTTCTTGGGGGTGAGCCCAATCGCTGATTACTGTGTCCCAGGGTTGGGACATGTTGCACTGCGCCCTAGGGCCCCGCAAGGGGCC